GGCAACATCCGGCGTGCGCGCGAGGCGGACCCGGCATAGGCCCTCACCATTTTCGATCCGGACGCTGCCAGGAACGACAGAGCCGAGCACGCTGCTGAGGCTGTAGGTGCTGTGGCTGTCGAGCAGGCACGCGCCCGCGTTCAGGCGACCCAGCCGAACCGCGCCGGCATCCATGGAGAGTTCTTCGGTGTAATAGCCACCGTCCAGCCAGTCGAAGCGCAGGCCAGCCGCACCGATCGACCAGACGACCTCGATCGAATTGTCTTCCTCCAGGTACGATGCCGGGCGGACGTCCGCGGCGCGCAGCATGGTTGGAGCATTGACGGCGCGCGTTTCCAGCGCGGGGGCGGGATCGGGCATCAGCTGTTTCCTTGTGCGGGGGCGGTCTGGCCGCCGGCGGCTTGGTTCGCCGTGAACGGGTCGCCCTTGTAGAAGAGGCCTTGATCCTGCTGCTTGGCGAGGTCGGCCTTCGTTTCGGCCATGAAGGTGTCGTGATCGATCCCGCGCGAGTTGAGCAGGCTGCGGCGGTTCTCGAGGCCCGCCTGCATCTCTAGGATGTCGGCCTTTGCATCGCCCTCACGGTCGATCGACTTCCTCGGGGGCGGCGTCCAGCGCATCTCGTAGGACGGGGCCCGCGTTTTGCCGAACTCGTATGCAGCTTGGCAGAACCAGTCCCACACCCGATCAAGGAAGACGGGGATGATCGTGTTGAACTGGCGCTCTTCGTTGGTCGCGTCGAACTCAAGGGCACCGGCGCGGTACGACGAGAAGTTGACGTTCGAAAGATCGCCGGTCTGATGCTCGTAGGTGACCCCGACGCCCGCCGCGGTGGCGAGCAGGTTGGCCTTCAGCGCGTCGTTCAGTCCTCCCGCGGGCTTTGGGTCCGCGAACTGCACGTCCTCGCCCGGCGCGAGCGTGGTCATGGTGCCGGGCTCGAAATACTCGGCAGGCGGCAGGTCGTCGCCGCGCGACTGGATCTGGCCGAACGGCTCGTCGACCCAGTCGGGATTGATCCGGCGGAAGCCGACGAAGCAGGACTCAATCTTGCGGCGAACGAGGTCAGCCTCAAGCGCTTCGTCGATGTCGCCGAGCTTCTTGATCACCGATTCGAACACCGAACGCCCGCGCTTCTGCCCGGCGTCTTCCTGCTCGTAGAGGTGGATCACATCTTCGGCTGGAACCCGGAACGACGGGCGGCTGCGCCGGTAATCGGCTCTGGCAGGAAAGAACCAGTAGCCGGTGACGATGCCGTCGACGCTGTATTCGATGCCGTCTTCGATGTTCTCGCCTACTTTGGACGTGTCAAGCAGGCCGCCATCGAGGACATCGATGCGGAGCGGTATGACCTTGGCATCCTTCACGTACCGCCGGACGATGAAGCTGTCGCCTTCGCGGAACATCGTGCGGGTCGCGAGCGCCTGCTGGCCGTAAAAGTTGAGGCGTCCGCGATAATCGCTGACCCTGGTCCATTCGGTCCAGAGGTTCTGCAGGGCCTTCGGACCCTTCGGCGCGCCGGTGATACCCCAGCCGATCGTCCCGTTCAGCAGAGCCCGGATCGCCTTGCGACCATAGGGATTCTGATAGGCCAGCCGCAGCAGTGTGGCGCGATCGACCAGTCTCGACGGGCGGGCGTCGTTGGGCTCGCCCGTGTTCACGCCGAAGTTGGGATTATCTTCGCGCAGCCGCCGCATGGTCTCGGCAGCACGGCTGACCTGATCGAACTGCACCCGCGCGAGCGCCCGTTTGGTGGCGTAACGCGGCGCCACGGCCGCAATGGTGCGCTCGATGAGGTTCATTTTCGGCGGATCCGGCCGACGGTCGTGCGGCGGTGGGGCTGGGTCTGCGATGCCGCCGCAGCTAGCTCAGCCTTCACGTCGGCCCGCAGGGCGCGAACCTCGGCTAGCGAATGAAACTCGGTGCTGCGGCCATCGGCGAAGATGACCTTGCGCACGCCGGTGAGCATCGCAGAGTCGAGCTTGTCGAGGTCGGATTGCTGGAACGCCATCAGCGCCTCCTGGTCGTAAAGGGGTTCGGCTTGCGCGAAGGCGCGGCTTTCGCCGTGGGTGCGGGCGGTCGAGCTGCCGGTTTCGATCCTGCGGGCTTCGGCAGCCGTGAGGCGGGGACGGTGGGCTTAGGCGGGGCAACAGGATCGGGCGGCTTCTCGTTCTCGCCGCGGACCTTTGCCCAATGGGCATCAGTCCAGCGGTCGACCCCGAGGGAAAAGGCGACGGCGCGGGCATAGACCGCGTTGTCGAGGGCTTCGTTGCGGTCCCGCGTCTTGTGCCATTCGTTGCGGAATCCGCCGTTTCGAAGCCGGATGATCCGGAGCTCTTCGGCGACCAGCTGCTTGACCCACTCGTCCGGCGTGCCCTCGGGCAGATAGACGTAGCCGTCGGGATACGCCTCGCCATCAACCGGCTTTTCGAGCTCAAGCAGGCCGAACAGTTCACGCTTCAGCATTGACGTGCCGATGTTCCACAGCCGAACGCCGCGTTTCAACTTGCGGCCGTTGACCGTCACGTCTTGCCAGCTCGGCGACCCGATCGGCTGGTTCGCCGTGATGGCGTGCCGTCCCTTTACCGCCATCGCAAAGCCCGGGTGGCGCCGCGCCCAGCTATAGACCTCCATGGTGCTATCACCGTCACCGGAGTCGATCGCGACCCGCGCAAGGCGCAGGGAGCGTCCGTCTTCAGTGATCCAGTCGCGGGCTACCTGCTCGTCTAGCTTCTTCCAGGTGGCCTTGTCGGAGATAGAACCGAAAACCTCGATGCGCTCCACGAACTCGCGGCGCCGCCCTGGCCCGAATGCCCAGATGTCCATGTCGATGCGGCCGCCGCCGCCGCGCTGAACGTCAGCGGCACCGATCAGCAGGCCAGCTTTCGCAGACGGCGTGCCGAGGGTCATCGACTTCTCCCGGCGATCGTAGAGACGCTGCCATTCCGGCGCTTCGCCGCGCTCCGCCCATGCCTCGCCCAGGACCTGGTTGACCCAAGTGCGAAGGAGGTTGGGATCCTTGCGGACCTCCATGAACTCGCGCGCGATCTCCAGCCACGCGGCACCCGGATGCTGGCTGTATGCTGCCCAGATATGAAACGACCGATGCCGAGGGAACGCGACCGGGTTGTGGGCGCGCCACTCGCCGTTCTCGTCCATCCAAGGCTTCTCGGCCTCGTCGATATCGCAGCCCTGCTCGCACCGATACCAAGCGCGGGTCGGGTGCTCCTTCGGCTCCCACCTGATCCCAGCACCAGTGCCGTCGCCGAACACCAGCGTCTGGACATGCCCACAATGCGGGCAGGGGACGTAGCGGAATTCTTGGCTGCCCTGCTCGAACAGGGCATCGATCCGACTGAAGCCTTTCACCTTCGGGGTCGAACCGGCAGCGCTGAAGCGCCGCGGGGATGTCAGATTGCGCTTGAAAGCGAGGCGGGCGGGGTCACCTTCCTCCTTGGTCGCCCAGGGGTAGCCGTCGCATTCCTCCAGGAATACGTCGTCCGCGGTGACGCGGCGAAACTCTTTCGGGCTGTTCGCGCCCTTGATCTGAATCCAGCCGCCTTTGTAGCGCTTGGCCCGGATCTGGTTGTCGGCGTGTCTCGGCTTGAACGTCGCGACCGATCGGACGACCGGCCACTGCAGCACGGGGTCGAGATCGTCGCGGCTGAACTTCTCGGCATCGTCGATCGTCGGCTGGTAGATCAGCGTCCGAGCGGGATCGAACTTGATCCGCCAGGCGACGAAGCACTGGAGAATGGTCGAGTAGCCGATGCGGCTGCTCTTCCTAACCGATAGCTGCGACGTTTCCGGGTCGGTGAACGCGTCGGCAATATCCGACTGGAACGGGAATGGGCGGATGCGCGCGCCGTCATCCGATCGCGCGTGTTCGGCCATAAACTTCGAAAGTGGCGGGCGCTCGCGCGGCCTGCATGCGGCCAGCCAGCCGGCAGCAAGCGTTACACCGTGCGCGCCGGGGGCGCGGTACGGCTCAGGCGCTGGCGTTTTCCTCGGGCTCGCCCTCATCAAAGCCCCCGCCGCGCGCCTCTTCGATCCGGGCCATGCTCAAGTCGGTGAGGACGTTGTTGATCTCGGCGTCGACGCGAGCCCGCAACTTCGTGTCACCCTTGGCGACGCGGGCACCGACCTGTTGCAGCTGAGCGACGATCATGACGATCACGCCAGCGCCGGCCGCCACCATATCCGGCAAGGAAGCGAGCTCCTTGCGGCGCTCGGCATTGTCCATGGCCTTGGCGTCCGCTTGCTCCTTCGCGAGCCGCGCCTGCTGCTGCTCTTTGTCCAGGGAGTCCGGATCGACATCGTCGATGCCGTATTTCGTCTGCGCCCATGCCTCGATGTTCTCGAGCAGGGACGCGCCATCGGCCGGCAGGTCACCCTTGGATCGAAGCTCGCCAATCCAGCGGCTGGAGCAGCCGAAGAGTGCGGCAAGCTGGGGCCGGGTGGGCTCGTCGAGGTCGATTTGCGCCACTTCCCCGCCCCATCTTCCGAAAGCCGCAGAAAACCGCCGAAAATGGCACGAGGGAGGAAGAACTATAGGCGATGCTGTGCCTAGCGATCTTCTGCGCCTTTGCCCCCCGTATTACTTGGGATACCCGGAAGGACCCGAAGGGGGTGGGGTTGCCAGGCCGCCGGCAAGCGCCCAGCCTCCCTATGCCGCGACTCGCGAGCAGGGGAATTCACCATGGCGAAAGACAAAGGCCCACCGAGCTATCGAGACGCGGGCACCGGCCACTTCGTAACCCCGGACTATGCTAAATCGCATCCAAAGACGACTGAACGAGAGCACAACAATCCACCGCCTAAGCGCGGTAAGTAGTGAAACCGTTGCCGCGGTCGCGTTGGCCGCGGCGCTAACCGTAAGCGGCGACCGCCGCGATCGCTGCGCACACAAGAGTGATAGCCACAGCCGTTAACGAGGATCTTAACACGTTAGCGTTGGCCGCGAGTACGTCCTCGTTGTCCTGGATCATCTCATCATAGTGTGCCGCCATAGCCGCTCGGTCTTCATGGATCGTATCGACGGAAGATATCTCCGCGAGCCAATCACTGGGACGATAGCCAGGCATTGACCACTTCAGAGGCTGAGCACTCCACAACGCGATAAGCGTGCCTATGCCGAAGCCGATGACAATCGTGATCAAGGATGCTCGACCGACGGGTGACGAAGGTAGTGCAACCAATGCCGCAATTGCCGCTGCCTCCAATGTTGCGAGGAAGGATGCGAAGGTCATCCCGCGTTGATCCGCGGCAATCGCTACCGTAAGCTGAGCCGCAAGCCGAGTCTCTGCCAGCCGGATGATTTCATCCAGCCGAAAGCCCGGTGCGATGGCATATGGAGACGTTGACATGCAGCCTTCCTTCTACACTGCGCCGACCAAGCCTGAGAAGGGCACGAAGGGCAACACCGAAAAGATCGAGAAGCGTGACCGGGGGCAGGCGCACGACGAGAAGCCGAGGCCGAAAACTGAAAAGCCCGGTAAGCCAAAAAACTGACCCATAACGCGTTAGAGCCGCAACCCTTACAGGCGCGGCCCTAACAACTGGTCATTTGCGTACGATGCGGGGGTGATGGTGTCAACTGCTGCGTGCCCTTGTAGCGCATGCCTCACGTAGATCTGCATAATGCTTACCTGCGTCCGCAAAGGCTGCCTCGCCGTCCTCGTAAATGAAGTTCACGAAACCGGTTCGGAAACCCTGCTTGCCGACACTGCTGACCTGCCCATAGTAACCACGGCCCGACGGACACAGCGATAGATCTCGGAACACCGCGGACGGACCATCAACCAGTTCGGCTCTTACTGCATCGGTTGCATCGTCAATGTCCGGATTGCCGCATGATGTCAGAGCAATAAGGGCAGGGATAAGAAGGTAGCGCATATCGCCATCTAGCGCGGGGGCAGGGGTAGGCAACCGCCTTGATCGTCATCGCCTGGCGCGGACAGTCGCTGGGTGCTTTTAAAGTAGGTCATGCCGTGAACGGCGCGTGGCGCGTCGTTTGGGAATCCGCGTGTCGCGGCGAGGTTCTTCCAGACCGGCCTTGGAAAACGTCAACCTCTTACAAGCATCCATTTTGGATCTTCTATCTCATTGACCGGACGCATGAATCTTTGGAGGCTACGTGACTTCGGCCTGGGGAGGCCGACTCAAGAGGGGATACTCAATGAAAATCGCTATCGGCGCGCTTGTTTGCGCGCTCGCTTTCGCTGCGCCTACCGTCCAAGCTCAAGTCGCCCCGGCTGCTGCCGCCACGACGACCAACGGGACGTTGCGAGCCGGCACGTCGGTCCCTCTTAAAATGTCCGAGGTTCTTTCGACGAAAGGAAAGAAGCTGAAGGTAGGTCAGCGTTTTCAACTGGAAACGGCGGAGAACGTTACAGTCGATGGAAACGTCGTGATCCCTGCTGGAAGCCCTGCAGTCGGGGAAATCACCGAGGTCCGTAATAAGGGAATGTGGGGCAAGTCGGGCCGCATTAACGCGCGTGTCCTGTATGTCCGTGCCAACGGCCGGCAGATTCGGATGACCGGTTCTCTCGACGACAAGGGGACAACAGGGACAGCTGGCGTAGTTGGTGCGGTCGCGCTGCTTCCGATCGCAGGCTTCTTCATGACCGGCACTAGCGCTGTGATTCCACTCGGTGCCCCGGTCAATGCATTCATTGATGAGGACATCTCGGTCGCGGCAGTCCCGGCATCTGCGCCGATGGTCGTCGCACCGACAGCGCCCGTTCCAGTAAGCGCTGGCGTGCCTGTTAAGCATTAAGCCTTTCGCCCTCTTGCCAGGATAAGCGGCAAGAGGGCGTCTCAGGATAAGCGCTACAGCAGGCGCTCCTTCATCGCGATGATGTCGGCGACGAACTGGACCGTGGTGCGGGCCGCGCTCACTTGGTCATTGCGACATGTAGTGAGGTCCGACCCGGCGAACCCAGCAGCCATGTCAAAGCGGCATACGTTCTCGAAAAGGCTCCAATATTTGGCCGGCACATAGCCCTTGATCCGGTTCAGATCGTCAAGGGCTTCCTGCTCTGCCCACCCGTTTCCCTGACCAGCACCGGGGATGCGTGCCAGATCCATCACGAGGCTCTTGCCACCTAGCCGCGACCATAGCGTCTCGCAGTGATCGATCGCGGCCACTTGGCTATCAGACAGCAGCTTGGCGGCCTTCCAGCGCGCGACTGGCGTGCCACCCCGGTTGATCAGCGTCTGGGTAGTCACCACCCGGCCGCCATCTCGAAGCGGCACGTCGACAATGGCGTGCATGCCACGCGCCACTTGAACCGCGGGCGCGCCGATCGCCTCGGCTTTCGCTGCTACTGCCTCCGCAACGCGCTGCGCGGGCGACTTCGGCTCCCGCTTGATCTTCTTGCTGACCTTGGGCCCACGTGCCATCGTCTCAACCCCGCTTCTGTTTGAAAATGTTGGAAGCTGTTGCGCTCAGCTGACGGTTTTCGGCCCTTCGTGCGTTGATGAACCTCGAACCATGGAGACCATCATGACCGACAAGAACGCACCCGAGCCTGTCGACAACGTCAGCGTTAAATCGGGCGACGCTGATCGAACCGCGGACGGCTTCGGCAAGGGCGAAGGCTACTCGGGCGACGAGTACGACAGCGCGGATCACGCCGCCGAGCGTCATCTGCAAAACCGTGACGGTGCCCACAACGCCGGTGCCGACGAACCTGCCGATGGTCGCGACATCCCCCCGGAAGCCGGCAAGCGAGCCTACATCGACAACAAAACCGGTGAGGTTCACGGCAGTGGATCGGGTGCTGGCGGCGGTAACGCTGGCGAAGACATCGACCTCGACACCTCGCGAAGCGGTCCCGAGGAATGACCAAGCCGGGGGGCACGCCGCAATCACGCGTGCTCCTCCAGCTTGCGAGCATCGACCGGCGGACCGGGTATGGCCATCCGCCGGTAACGTTCCGCAGTTGACCGGCTTGCCTCCCGAGCCTCCTCCTGCGCCGCGACCTTCGTTCGCAACCGGGCCTCGATCCACGACACGGGCTCAGCTCGGCCAGCAGCACTGAGCAACGCTGCGTTCGTCGCTTCCTCGCCGTGAGTGTTGAACCACTTGGCGATCAGGGCTCGAGCCGACTTAGTCGACAGCCCCGCTGACCCCAGCAGCGCAACACCAGCGTCGAACAAAGCCTTTTTCGGATCGACCGACGACGCGACAGCGTCAGTAGATTTATCTACTGAACTATCTCCTCCCTCCTTCCTCTGGCGGGACTTTTCCCCACCAGTGGGTAACTGGTTCCCCACCGCTTTCCCATTAGCCCCCCGTTTACATGGTTCCGGTTCCCCACTCGCCTTGGCTGAAGCGGGGGCGAGTTCCCCACTGCGCGTAGCTGAAGGGGTAGCGGCTTCCCCACCGTCACGGGTTGAACGGGCGTCGATGTTCACCCAGTTCCGAACCGCTTCCGTCTGGGGATAGGTCGAATTGGGCTTCTTCGGGCGCTGGTACTGGCAGAAGTTGCGGACGGCGCCGTAGCGCTTGCCGCCAGCCTCGTACGACATGATGCAGAGCGCCGCGGCCAGCTCGTCCAGTAGCGCAACAGCATCGAGGCTGTCAGCCGGCAGGAGCCGCATCTTGAGCTTGATTGGCGACCACTCGAACGAGCCCATGTCGTCGCATTCGTTCCAGATGCCGAGGAACATGAGCCGCGCGAATGGCGACAGCGAGACATAGGTCTCGTCGGTCCAGAGGCCGGGATGGATCGATCGAATACGCGACATTATGCACCTTCCCTGGAACTGTAGAAATCGCTGCCGCGGACGGCTGAGTTTGCGCCGAAGAACCAACCAAGGGCCTTGCCTGAGGGGCCGCTGCGGCGCTTAGGGACGAGGAACTCGACCTTGTTGCGCACGGCCTCCATGTCGGTCCGCCACGCTTCGTATTTCGCACCGAACTGGTCGTCCGGCTCCTGCTTCTTCAGGTATTCCTCCTCGCGGTAGACGAAGAGGATCACGTCAGCGTCTTGCTCGATCTGTCCGCTGTCGCGCAGGTCGGACGGCATTGGCCGCTTGTCGGGGCGCTTCTCGACATCGCGGCTGAGCTGCGCCACCGCCATCACAACGAGGCCCTCGGACTTGGCGAACTGCTTAAGCCCTACGCTGACTTCGCTCGCGTGCTCGTACGGCGACATGCCCTTGCGGCTGTGTGCCATCAGCTGCAGGTAATCGACGACGATCAGCTCGAGCTTCTCGCCCTTGGCGGCGAGGCGGCGCTTGTGGCTGCGTGCCTGGCGAATCAGTTTGGCGAGCGTCAGGCCCGAGGTTTCGTTGATCTCGATCGGAAGTTCGTCGAACCGCTCCTTGGCAGCGATCACGGCGCCCATCTCATGCGGTCGAACCGTCCCGTCGCGAACGTGTTCGTATGGTACGCCGCCGCGGGGCGAGAATGTCATGTCAGCCAGCATGCGCCGGGTGAGCTCGTCGGCGCTCATTTCAAGCGAGAAGATCAGGACGCCGTGCCCCATGCCAGCCGCGCCAATGGAATACGACGTGACCAGCGACGTCTTGCCCATACCCGGGCGGCCCCCGACGACGACGAGATTCGACGGGCGCAACACGCCGATCGCGCTGTCGAGCGAGTTGATGGTCCCACAGCGGACGCCGATGATGGGTTTGCCAAAGCTGTTGATGACCGCGTCGGCATACTGGCCAACTGATCCCTGCGCTGTGACGACTTGCTCAGCCAACTCTGCGACCGCTTCGTCTGCGTTGGCGACCAACTCCTCGCGGGTCACGGACAGGTCGCGCGCCGAAGCGACGACGTCTTTCAGACCTGCGACCATCCGCCGTCGGCTGGAAAGCATGGTGATCTGGTCGAAGTACGCCTTGGTCCGCGCCTTCGGTCCGGCGTTGAGGTCCGCTGCGGCAAGCGCTGAATAGGCGCGGGGCCATTCGCTATCTTCGGCAAAGTGCGGGGCCAGAGTTACAACGTCGACGGCGCCGGCTGCCGATTGCTCGATCATCTTGCCGTAGATGCGACCGTACAGTGGAACCGAGAAGTCGGCCGGGCGGCAGCGATCGGCCACCTCGTCGATTAGCCGGTTGTTCGCCAGCAGGTCGCCGAGAAAGCCGATCTCCGCCTCGACGTTGTAAAGGGGGCTCGCGGTCTGCGCCGTCGCGAACTGCTCTTCGAACGCGCCGCTCATGCCCGGATACCCCGCAGCTGATCGTTCCAGTCCTTGAAGCCCTCGGCAGGCCACATGATCCGCGTCGAGTAGCCTTGCTCGATCAGCTCCTCCTCGACCTTCTCAACGGCGGCGCGACCAGCTGCATCGTTCTGGCCTGCGATCACGATTGAAACGATGCGTCGGGGATATTCGATGTACGGCATCATCGCAGTGCCCAGCGTGACCCACACCTCGGCGCCCAGTTCCTGTGCTACACTCAGGCCGTCCTCCGGCCCCTCAGTCACAATCAGTTCGTCCCCGACGCTGTAGGCGTCCGAGTTAATCCGGAGCGCTCCGCCCTTGATCCGGCCCAAGCTACGCTTGGGCTTTTCCATGCGAGCCTTCTGTTTACCGCCGTCGGCGAGAAAGATTCGCTGTAGCCCGATAAGCTGATCGTCGCCGTCGACCACTGCACCGACGAGGGCGGGCAGGTCCGGGCCACACTTGCCCGTGTCATCGTCGTACCAGGCGGGCGTCCTTGCAAACCGGATCGTATGCGGCGCGGGCATGATGATGCCGCGGCTACGCAGATAGACCTCGGCGGGCGTGCCCGGGGCAGGGACAGCCTTATCCCAGACTGACTGCGCGCGATCAATGGCGCGTTGCCGTTCGCCCTCGTCTTCAGCCGCCGCCTTGGCGCGCTGCGCAGGATCCACGCCGGGGAGGCTGGCGGCGCCGAGCCACTTCATCGCGTCTAGGAAGCCGATGTTCTCGGTCTTCATCACGTACTTGACGATGTCGCCGGACGCGTTGCAGCCGAAGCAGTGGTACGTGCCCTTGGCATCGTTCAGCTGCATCGATGGCGTGCGTTCGTTGTGGAAGGCGCACAAGGCGCGCTTCTCGTTCTTGCCGGCGCGCACGACCTTGCGCGTGCGTGCGACCACGTCGCTGATGTTGTAGCGCTGCTTGGCCTCGTCGACCGCCTGTCGGAAAGCGGCGTCACGCTCGGCGCGTCCCGTGGAACGGTTCATCGTCCGCGCCCCTTCTCGGTTGCGATCATCTCGAGCCAGACCGCCGTCAGTGCGTGCACCCGGCGGATCAGCACCTCATGCGGCAGCAGCTCGTGAGGCTCGGTGAGGTTGTCGGCTTCGATCGCGATGATCGCTGGCAGCAGGTTGGCGATCGTCAGCGCCGCCGCCTCGTCGCCAGTGCAGATCGCGCCCGCATCCGCCCAGCGGCCGCCGACCAGCGCCAGCAGCGGATCCGCGAACCGGCCGCCCCATTCGTGGCACCCAGCGAGGAACGTCGGCAGATCGATCGGCGATGCCGTGTTGGCATACGCCGCTGCCCGGTCCTCTGACTTACCCAGCACGCGACCCATGTCGCCCCAGGTCGCGCCATCGTCGGTCTTGATCGACGTGATGACGGCGTTCTGCGTATCGACCGCGGCTGACGCGGAGAACGTGCGACGGCGTCCGTGGATGTACGGTGCGTTCATGCGGCAAATGCCTCTGCATGGTGAAAGACAGGAAAGCGCGGCAACGGATCGACCTGACGGTTATCGCGATTGCTAATCTGATCGCGGCGGTGACGGATGCGATGCGCAACGCCGACCTCGGGAACGACGTCGTGCACGGGTTCCTCGATGAGCTGGATCATCTGAACTGGATGACCATCCATGGCCCGCCGCAGCGAGTACTCAACGACATCATCGAGGTCGTTCGCGGGACGGTTCCAATCAATGATTGAGGGTGGGGTGACCGCAAGCATCTTGGGGAGCGCGATCACCCCTACATCCGTCGCGCCAGGCGGGGCGCGCAAAGCGGCTGCAATGGGAGATATCACGCAGCCACGCAGATGTTGGCTGACGAGTGCTTCAGTCTGATTGCTGAGGCCAACAGGCAATGCCGCATACAAAGATCGAGACGGGCGATTACAAGACCTCATGTTTGAGTCCTCCGGAGCGCCGGGCTTGTTGCGCGGCCCCTTCCGGCTATCGTGAGGCTGCCGCGATCAACACGAAGGAAAAAGAGAATGTCAGTTTCTGTCGGACACGCAGCCCTGGAAGCCCATGCTGCAATGTCGGCCGTCATCGCACTGTGCGGCGAGCTTTTGCAAAAGGGTGCGCTCGACGTACGTTCCGTGGAGGTTGTCAAAGACGTCATGCTACGCTCCGTTCGGAGTTTGCCTGTTGACGGACATCCGCCGAAGGAAGTTGCCAAAGCGATTGAACAGGGTTTCGCCTGGAGCACCGGAGGACAGGTCCCCGAAGGGTCGAAACTGTGACCCGGCGCGTCAACTGAGGCGTACAAGGCGAGGGCAGCGACAGAGCGCTGCCCTCCGAAGGCAGAGGCCATGTCATGCCGCGATTTCGCGGGGATACAGATCGGGACGTAAATCGTGCTTTGAAACCCCGGTCGCTTTTTCCACGCGCAGAACATACTGCGCTGGCAACGGGCTCTTTCGGCGGACCAGCTGCCATATGTTAGGAGGGGTGCATCCACATATGGAAGCAAGCTTCTCTTGGCTTCCGGCCAGCCTTAGGGCGACAAGAAGAGCGTTGTGCATCTGCGAGGCGTTTGCTGAAGTGAAAGGTGAGGGCATGGCAACATACTATTATGACCTATGCGGGGTGTCCATAGATAACTATGGCTAAAATCGATCGAGAGCGTTTGGCTTATGCGATGAGCCAGTTGAGGCTTTCTCAAGCCGAGCTTGCACGCCGTGCCTCAATCAGCCCCGCGGCAGTGCAGCAGATGCTAAATGGTAAAACCAAGACTACTCGTGCAATGCGTGAAATAGCGGATGCGTTAAACGTAAACCGCGATTGGCTTGAAGGGTTAACTGATGACCCTCTCTCTGACATGAGGACAAACGATCCTAGTGACAAAGAGATTCAGGTAATACCTTACTCGACCAACGCATCAGGAAAGCCTGTACTCAAGTTCCTACAGCTAAGCTCGTTTTGGTTGAATCACATATCCAATGACAGTACGGAATCGGTTCTTGTGATGGCAGTGATTTTATCAGGAGCTATGGCACCTACTCTGATGCCACAAGACAATGTACTTGTCCGGTTGTCTGATAAATTTGACGGAAAGCCAAATAGCATTTGGTTTGTGTTGATAGAAGGCGAGACAGTCTACCGTCGTGTACGGGCGAGCTCTGTCGGCTTTCACCTCAGCGCCGACAATCCCATTGTAACCCCGATTGAGTTGGATGCCGCAGATGTTGGGTTTTACGGAGAGGTGATCTGGCAGGGGCGCAAAATCAATCAATAGTCTACTATGGACAAAGGCAAAATTATCCATAGAACGATGTGGTCACCTGAGCGCCCGGCGGTCGTCAGACGGTGATCGCAGGCCCGTACAGCACGCTCCCATAGGAAGCCTCTGCCGCACTCCTGCGTCCTCGCAGGAGAACGCACATGGCAACGCAGCTCAAACACACCGATTTCGCATACACACCGGCGCCAACTCCGCGCCCGATCATCCGGGTCGCCTTCATAGCAGGTGAGGCAACCACTGCGGTTCATGACGCGATGGCGAAGCTGCCGGCGGACACTCGCGACGGCACGCTAGAGGATCTGGTTTGGGACCAGGGGGTCGCACCTTCGACGGACGTCGCGATGATCCAGAGCATGACCTGCTCGCTGATCGAGGCGGCGCGCGGTCTGCTATCGCCGCGCATGTATAGCGCATTCCTTCGCTGGGGAGAGGCAGCGTCGCATGCCTCCTCATTCTACGAAAGCGACGAAGAAGGCGCTATACGGTCGGCTAGTGCGGCAGAGGCGCGCGGGGCCGTCAGTCGTATCGCGGCAGAAAACCTGCACGATATGGCGTTCGTGATGCTGCTTGCTGGCATTGAAACTGCGGACGCCCCGACATTCGGGCCGCTCAATCGACGCTTTGCCGACTTCGACGTCAATGGAGGTGATCTGCTGCGGCGGATATGTTTCGACTTGCGGAAGTTTTCGCCAATCCCGGATCTCGTCAACGAGGTCAGTGCGCGCGCCTGGAAGGCTTCGAAGTCAAAGTCAGCAATTTCGGCTGATATCGGTCGCGCGATTACCAGCGCATTCAGCTTCGCGCGAGGCGAAGACGTTTCTCATCTCGACGCCAGGGCGCCGTACGTCGTGGTGGAGGGTTGCGATCCCTTCATGCGCGACCCGCTAATCCAGTGGCAGCGCGCGTACGCCCGGTATGAAGAGGCCCGAGATGCGCTGTCGGCATACGACCGCGATGTCCATACGCCCACGTTTGCGGGGACGGACGTTGCGGACGAGGTCGCGGATCAGGTGCAGGAGCAGTACGACGATCTGCTGATGGCGGAACATCACGCAATCGAGCAGCTTTACCGGATCCCGGCGCCGAGCGGGGCGGAGTTGGCGATCAAATTGAAGATCTTCGAGCGGGCCGAAGGTTGGACTCTAACGAATGCGTCCAAGGCCATTCGACGGATCGCAATCGATGCTCGCCGATGTGGTCGCCACGGCGCTCACCTGCAGACAGATTCAGCGCTGCTCGCCGCGTTTAGCGACCGTCGGCATGAGTTCGAAGCGACTGATGGCGTCGATCTGTCGGGGGAGCAGGAGGACGCTTACTTCCGCCGCGTTGATGCTGCTGAGGCCGTCCTGATCAATAACCGGGCGACCACCGTCGAAGGTGTCCTGGCAAAGCTGCGCGTGGCCTTCGTGCATCAGACGGGTGACGATTGGTCCGACCTCGCAATTTCGGATACCAATCGGTCGAAGTTCACGGACGGGCTAGCCTTGTCCGATATGTACACGCGCCTCGCTTGGAGCGCGATCAAGGATCTTGCTTGCATCGCAGGTGTCAGCTTGGCGGAGCAGGGCGCATGATCGGCCTCGTAGAGTCCTGCGGTGAAGTCTGCACGTTGTCGGACATCAAGGCCGTGCAGCATATTTACGAGACGCCTAGATATGCCGAGCACTACCTCTTGGCGCTTCATTCCGGGGGAGAGCCGCTGAAGCTGTTCGCATCCGACTTTGCGGCCCTAGAGGTCCGACCTGTCCAACTGATGCCGGTCGAGCCCGGAACCCATCTGATCACCGTGTTCGGTGGGCGGGCAGATGACGAAAAGCTGTTCATCGACAAGGCACCGATCATCGCATGGGCTCTGTGTATTGACGGGAAGGTCCGCCCGGTCACACCTGCCGGAGTGAGACGCGGATTCAACCCTGCGAGCTCTAGCAACTGGTATCCCGATTACCTGGAACTACCGAGCGGTGCGATCCACCAGTTCGGGGACGATGCCGATCTAGGGGACTTCGGGAGCGTCGCCGTGGTTATTGCGCGGGAGACACGCCGTCAGCGCAACTACGAAGCCGAGCGCAAGGCTCGTGGCGCCTCTCGAGCCGAGGAGCTGAACTAATGACGTGCGCATCATGCCGGTTCTGGGATCGCTACGCCGAAAGCGATATCTCGAAAAAGTTCGGCGACTGCCGTTACAACCCGCCGCGCATCAGTGAGGCGCTACTAGCGCGGATGCTACCCGGTCTGAGCGTACCCCTGCCGGAGTACGACGACATCGAGCGCGACATCTACGTCGCGAGCGCTTTTCCGGTCACCCACCAGGAAAGCGAGTGCGGCCGGTGGGATGGGAGGATTCCGACATGCTGACGAACCGATCGACTAACTCCTGCGCATCCTGCCGGCACTGGCACCGCACCGGGCCAAAGCTCGCGAATGCGCAGCGCGATCACTCATGCGCAGCCGACGAGGGGACATGCCAGCGTCGAGCACCTAGCGTCGTCCAAGGTAACTCGCCGTTCCCGGTATCTATGTTCCCGGTCACTCACGAAAGTCGTGGGTGCGGAGAATGGGTAGCGCGGACCGGAACTGGCGGCGGTCCCGATGGCGGTGAGCGAGTAGGGCCGGGCGACGTTACAGATGACACTGTCACACCATTCCGAAAGATCGCTGCGTGATTCCTCATCAATTGAGGGCGATCGACGCTAATTACTACCAGCGCACCTTTGCGCCTGCGGTCCGTGGTCGGCTGGGATCCGCAATGAGGCTCTCGAGCCCGTACTCGTCGAACGTATGTGGCCGAACCCGTCGGTCTGGCAGCGAAACAGAAAACCCGCGTCTGGCCTCTTTTGGCGTTGCCGCCACCTTTGCGACCACGCTGTACAGCGGCCCTTCGTGCAATATCTCGCGCTCTGTTTCAGCGCCGCTGATTCGGTCCTTGATCCGGATAAGCGTCGCAAGCTCGTTCCATGGTATAGTCACTGCCCGTCCCCCCGTCTTGTTCTGCTCCCCGGTCTTAGCCCGCGGATGTTTGGGTGAAATTGATATGGGGCAAGTTACAACCAACATGGCCGCTCCGCGCTGCGCTTTGCCGAAACGGCGCAGACGCAGCGACGCGCGTGATAATCGTCAGCGCGCCACAACGCCCAATCAACGTTTAGTCGGTCTCGCTCGTACCGCTGCCATCGTCGGTCGACTTCCATTTGCCCTCAGCAACCTTGTCATCGTCGCCTTCGATCGCCTGCTCGTACGCAGCGCTTTCGTCAGCGATGCCAGCCTCTGCGCTTTTCTTGGCGGTGTCCTTGAAGTCCGCTGCGCTCGGGTCGGTTGGATTGTGGTCAGTCATCGTCAGCTCCTTGCTCGGGATATGCTCTGGGAAAGGCGCCGCCTATTCAGCGTCCGCGTCGGTATCCATGTCGTCACGACCCGCCTTCGCGAGGTTCTCGACCTTGTGCGCGTCACCGGTTTCACCCGTCTGATCGCCCGTCGTCGTGCCGGTCGGGTTCTGCTTCTTGATATCCTCGGCGGGGCTCGCGCCTTCGTCGGAGTTCGGTTCGCTGTCGCTCATGGTCCGCTCCTCTGGTGGAACAGCCTCAACGCGCAGCTGGCGCATGCCGGGTCCGATCAATCCTCCTATCCCACGTCAATCTTCGGGAGCGTTCACTGATGGGCCTTGCTCTCGAGCGGCTGCCTGATTGGCCTGTCGCGATGACTCGCGAGATGGCGCTCGCCTACACGGGAGTGGCCGATGCCCAGCTGCGCGAGTGGGAGCGCCGTGGCACTGTCCGCTTCTGCATGCGTGGCCCTCGTGGTGCTGCGATCGCTGCACGTTCGTCGCTGGACGCCGCCGTGCAGAGCCTGTTCGCTGCGGCCGCCGACGATGGCGCGATCGAGTTCGACTGATGGCGATCGCGCGACTGCCGGCATACGTCCGGCCGATGAAGCTCGCCGGTGACAAAACCGGCTACTATTTTGAGCTGCCGCCTTGGGCACGGCCTACGAAGGATCCGAAGACCGGCAAGCTGACGCCCGCAGTCCGTCATGGCCAAGCATGCCCGGTGATTTCGACAGCGCTCGGCACCGACCTGGCACAAGTTCATGCGAAGGGTGCGGCTCTCAACGACGCGCTGCGCGAATGGCGGACCGGCGAGATGGGGCAGGGGCGTATCGCAGAGGGCAGCGTTGCCTGGCTCTTCCAGTGGTACCGCGAGCAGGAGCGCTTCACCAAGAACAAGGCGAAGACCCGCAAGGACTACAAGGCGCTTATGGACATGCTGGTGGCGTTCGAACCGAAGGCCGGTCAGCCGCCGCTGGGCAAGCGCATGGCATCAAAGGTCGACGCAACCGTCGCGGACAAGCTGTACCAGAAGCTGAAGGAGAAGGGCGACCGCCAGGCTTCGTATGCCATGCAGGTCTGTCGGCTCGTCTGGACTTGGGCAGCTCGTCACCACCGCGTCACCGGCGTGAAGGAGAACCCGTTCAAGGGCATGGGGCTGTCCAGCACGGCCGCTAAGGGCAATCGCGAGACCAGCAGGGCAGAGTACAATCTCTACCGCGAAACAGCGCGTAAGCTGGGCTTCCAGTCAATGGCGACGGCCGCCGCGCTTTGCTTCGAATGCTGCCAGCGCGTCTGGGATGCGTTCGGGTTCGAGGATCCGGAAGGCGTCGAGCGCCGCGGCATCGAGTGGGCAGGCTATCAGCCGGGCGTCGCCATCTCGCTCATCCAGTCGAAGACCGGAAACCCCGTCGTGCTGCCGTTGTCGATCGACGTTGCCGGGATCGGTGACGAGCAGGGCGAGCGGGTATCCCTCTATCCCGAGCTCGAGGAAGAGCTTGCCCGATCGCGAGCGGTGGTCGCCGCGGACGCCGAGGTCATCGTACTCGAAGAGCGCAGCGGTAAGAAATACAAGGAGCGCCGCATGTCGACAGTCCACCGCAGGATCTGCGACGAGGCCGGGCTGCCCAAGGAAATGACGTTCACCGGTTTCCGCCATGGCGGTATCACCGAGATCGGCGACGCAGGCGAGGACGACGTGCGCGCGGTGTCCGGTCACAAGACGCTGGCCGTCACCCAGATTTACAACAAAGCTAGCGCGGAAAAAGCGCGACGAATTGCGTCAGCAAGGCGGGAGCATATCAGCGCTCTCGGAGGCTTGGCTCAATGAGGCCCTGGCGAAATCTCACTTAAATTGACGGTCTTTCCAAAATCAGGATGGGTCGGAAAGAGGGCTCTTGCCGAGGGTGCGTCCGGCGCCTTTTCCAAAGTTTTCCGCCTAGCTTCGTCGATCGCGATGCGATGACGCACGGCAAGTGATCTGCGTAAAATCCCGGGGATCATGCCAATACGTAGTACGGTAAACGTCGAAGCACATACGACAATAGTCTGCCCAAAGCGGGGCAAGACCTCTGAGGTGAGATAAGGTACCCGCGTAAAAATCGTCGGCGGTTGCGTCGCCAAGGCAACAAGGCCAATAACCACAGCCCCAACGCAACCAAACAGTAAAAAAAGGGCATCCATCGAGGCCTGCAATTCAGCCTCTAGTTCGTCTATCGCTTTCACCGATCGACCGCTTGCCGTCATGCTGTTTACGAGCAGGGATATGGTAGGCAAAATACTGGCCGAAACCAGCCCTAGGAACGTGACGAGCATACGGCCGCTATCCCCGGACACGGTGCCGGGGGTCAGCAGAGCTCCCGCCACGGCCGCCGCCGCGAGGGTCACACGATCTATCCGTCGAAGTTGCAATCGATCTTCCCGGCTGCTGCCCATTCACGAAGCGCGTTCACAATCTGTTCCATAGCATCGGCGGGATCAAGAAGCGAGCCGTGCGTATTAATGCTCCGCTGGGTGGAAAGCTTCACGATACCGCCTTTCTCGCTTCCGTCGCCGCGGAGGCCGAGGTCAGCCGGATCAATGTTCCGTAGCGCCTCATTTATTGTGGCTCTCGAGATTGGCTTTTTGCGACTGCGCTGCTTGATCAGGACGCGGAAGAAGCCTTCGATCCAGCCATCGTCGGGCACCTCTGCGCGTAGGCTCTCGATTGCCGCGGCATCCCACCCCAAAGTAGCTAGAACGTCAAAGACTGTCGCGCCTTCCTCCCGGGCACGCGCTACTTCGTTCTCTACTATGTCGACTGCGCGTTGCGCGGCTCCGGGGCGAATGCCCTCCGTACCTGCGTTTGGTACAGCCGAGACGGTTATCTCGGATGACTCACTGAGCTCCTTGCCATCTCCAGCGATAAACTTTCCGTTCAGGATCACAGCCTGGCCCGGCTCGAACTCCTCCGCTCTCTGCAACAGCGCTGTAAGATAGCGCTCGAGGGTCCGACCGCGGACCTGCTGGCCTTCGATCAGCCCAACGTGGTTTCCTGCGATGGCGAAATATAGCGTGCCCTTAAGCACTCTGGCAGCGTCGCCGACGTTGAGATTCTGAAGAACGAACTCAGCGGTATCTTCTTCAAGCGACTGCATGACCGCTTGGACATCAGATCCCTCCTGCAGGTGGATAAGCTGTCCGGCAAACACAGGGCCGTCCCAGGTAGCGGGATCGGAAATCTTATTCAGGATTACGAAGCTCTGATCCTGGTCGATGTCGATGATCCGAAGCTTTGCGTTGTCGTCCCAATGCCGCCGCCGAAGCACGTCGATCAAAACCGCTTGGAGGTCCACGCCATCATGAAGCCCGTCGGTCTTCAGTTGCCGATATTGAATTGTGAACTTCTTGGCCACGTACCCTCCCGATTTTCGTGGAGAAGGCCACAGCGTCTCAACAGAGTCGAGCAGAGATCAGTCCAATCGTCGGAATGCCGCGTCGGAACATGTCGGGGGAACAAAGCTCCGCCACCGAGAAAATCGTTTATCTTCAAGGTGGAGAGTGGTGGACGCACTTGGGCTCGAACCAAGGACCCGCTGATTAAGAGTCAGCTGCTCTACCAACTGAGCTATGCGTCCATTCCGGGGCGGTTTTTAGTGGCGCCATGGTGTGGCGCCCCGCTGCTGGAGGCGCGCTGTTAGCAGACTCATCGGGGGCCGCAACCCCTTTTTCGTCGATCCGAGTCCGTTTTCGTCAAACTCGGCATATTTTTGCAGATTAAACCGATTTTCGAGTCACCAGCCGACCGTCTTGCGATTCTGGCGGTCGATCGACATCAGGATGCCTAGGCACAGCAGCACGGTCATCTGCGCCGAGCTGCCGAAACTGACCAGCGGCAGCGGGATGCCGACGACGGGGGCGAGGCCCATCACCATCATCAGGTTGATCGCGACGTAGAAGAAGATCGTCGTCGACAGACCCGCCGCGGTCAGCCGGCCGAAGCGGGTCTGCGCGCGCTGGCCGACCTCGATGCCC